GCTATAATCAAACTAATTATAGGAGCACCTACAATGGACTACAAAACCATAGCAATCTCCGATGTTCATCTAGGCAGTCATGGCTGCAAAGCAAAACTACTAGTTAATTTCCTAAAAAATAATAAGTGCGACACACTCTATCTTATAGGAGATATAGTAGACGCCTGGAAAATAGAACAAAATAAGTGGTACTGGCACCAGTCACATACAGACGTAGTTCGTGAAATACTTAAAAAAGCTAAACGTGGCACAGAAGTTGTGTGGATAGCTGGTAATCATGATGAGTTTTTACGTCCACTAATTCCCTACAATATAACATTTGGTTCAATTAAAATAGCTAATCAGTGGGTACATAGTGGAATTGATGGTAATCGCTACCTACTAGTACACGGTGATCTATTTGATGGTATTACTAGAATAGCTCCCTGGATAAGCTTTTTAGGCGATAAAGCTTATGACATACTACTAGCTGTCAACACACGTTATAACTGGTGGCGTCATAGGTTAGGATTTGGTTACTGGAGTCTTAGCAAGTACCTAAAACATAAAGTCAAACGAGCTATAGACTTTATGTTTCAGTTTGAATTAAACTTAGCCAACTACTGTATTCGCAAAAATTTTGATGGTGTTATTTGTGGACATATACACAGATCAGAAATTAAGTGGTTAAATGGTGTTTGGTATATGAATAGTGGTGACTGGGTTGAGTCATGCACAGCACTTGTAGAACACCACAGCGGTCGCTGGGAAATAGTAGAGTGGCACGAATTAAAAACTGAAGAAACTGTACAATGAATTTTATCCTAGACTGTGATACTATAGACACTATAGATCCAAAAGATCTTTGGGTTACAGATAAGTTTATATTAGCCAAAAGATTAGGTTATTTATGCGGTCCTGCTGGTGTAGTACCAACTAAAGAAGATCAGTATATTGTGCGCCCTTGCGTTAATTTTAGAATGCTTTCTCGTGGTGCTAAATTTATGTGGCTAGATACTACTAGTGATATTATACCAGATGGATTTTTTTGGTGTGAGGTGTTTAAGGGTCGTCACAGAAGTTTTGACTACAACTGGGGCAAACAGATATTAGCTGTAGAAGGTTTTAGAACTGATTCTAATAGACTAGATAGATTTAGTCGTTGGACTAAGATTAGTGATATATTTAAGTTACCAGATTTCCTACAAGAAATAGCTAATAGATATGAGTGGTTTAATGTTGAAACCATTAGTAATAATATAATAGAAGCACATTTTAGATATAATGATGATTTTGCTAATCATAGTGCTACTACTATTATTCCTATTTGGAAAGAACAATTTTATGCTAGTCAAGAAGGTGATAGACTAGGATTTTTATTAAAATATGATGAAGAAAATACTAGTAATAACGGATAACTTACCAGATCAAATAAATGGAGTAGTTACTACCTATAAAAATTTAGCTAATACAGCACTAGAAAATGGTTACAAACTAGTTTTTATAGATCCTACAAACTTTTTACATATAAATTGTCCTGGTTATAGTGAGATTAAACTTGCACTACCCTTCAACATAGGCAAACTAATTGCTAGCACAGATGCTAACTACTATCACATAGCTACAGAAGGGCCGCTAGGACTAGCAGCACGCCAATACTTTACAAAACATAATATTAGGTATAATACTAGCTACCATACTAGATTTCCTGAAGCACTAAAAACCTTTTTAAATATACCTGAACAATTAACTTGGCGTTATATTCGCTGGTTTCATAAACATACTGGCAGATGTTTAACTACTACACAAACTATTGCTAGTGAACTAAAGTCTCAGGGAATTAACAATGTTGTATGTTGGACGCGTGGAGTAGATACTAAACTATTTAATCCACAACCTAGACTTGCAAAACCTTATAAAACACTGCTATGTGTTAGCCGTGTTAGTCCTGAAAAAAACTTAGAAGATTTTTGCAGTCTACAAGTACCTAACACTCGTAAAGTACTTGTAGGATCAGGGCCACATCTTAGCTACTTACAGCAACACTATAGTGATGTTGAATTTGTAGGCATGAAAACTGGTAGTGAGTTGGCTAGCTACTATCAACAGGCTGATGTATTTGTGTTTCCATCACGCTGGGATACATTTGGCATAGTTATGATAGAAGCACTAGCTTGTGGAGTACCTATAGCAGCTTATCCCTGCAATGGTCCACTAGATGTTGTTGAGGTTGGTATAAATGGTTACTTAGACCAAGATTTAAATCTAGCTGTTAAACGTTGTTTTAGTTTAAATAAGGCAAATATATACTTATCTAGTCGTCGTTGGACCTGGCAAGGTTGCTGGGATATTTTTCACCAAAACTTAGTGGAGCCAACATGACAACACATCTACCTGCCGAAACCGTTCGCATTAGCCCAGAAGCACTAGAAATTGCTAATTGCTATCTTCAACTGCAAGATGCTAGAAAGGTTGCTAAAGAACTAGACTTAGATCAAGCCTTAGTAGTTACTACACTAGCCAGACGTGAAGTACGCGGCTATATAGATCAAGTATTTTTTGACACTGGCTACAACAACAAATTTTTAATGCGACGTGCTATAGACGCACTAATACAGCAAAAGTTTCATGAGCTTGAGGAGTCGGGAGTAGGTTCTAGTAAAGATATTGCCGAACTACTCTCCTTATCACATAAAATGAGCATGGACTTACTAGATCGCGAGATTCAACTAGAAAAGTTAAAGCAAACTAATACTGGTCCACAAAAACAGGTTAATGTGCAGATTAATAGTGATGATGGTACTAAGTATGGACAACTTATACACAAACTTATTAGTGGCGAAGGTGTATAATGTGGTTTGCACTAGTCAGTATATTTCTCAGCATATTAGCTGCCATTTTATTAGTAGAATTTTTTACAGATGTTAACAGTAAGCAGAAATGACATAGATTGTGAGTCGATTACAGAGTTTGATCCTACGCGCAGATTTATCAAGCTACCTATAGACAACTACTTAAAATTACTTAATCTTTATGATACTATTAACAGGCCACAGATTGCACTAATCAATGCTATCAATAGTCCTAGTTATCGTTTTGTTTGCGCTGCACTTGCACGTCGCCTAGGCAAAACTTACATAGCCAATGTGGTAGGTCAGCTAGTTACACTAGTGCCTAATAGTAACGTACTAATAGTATCACCTAATTATAATCTTAGTAGTATAAGTTTTGAACTACAGCGTAAACTAATACGTCACTTTGATCTAGAAGTACAACGCGATAATCTTAAAGATAAGGTTATTGAACTACAAAATGGTTCAACTATCAGGATGGGTTCAATTTCAACAGTAGATTCAACTGTAGGTCGTAGTTATGATCTTATTATATTTGATGAAGCTGCACTGTCGGAGCGTGGCGAAGAAGCTTTTAATGTTGCACTGCGTCCAACACTAGACAAACCTAATAGTAAAGCTATATTTATTAGTACACCTCGCGGCCGCAATAACTGGTTTTCAAAATTTTATAATCGTGGTTTTGATAATAGTTTTTTAGAGTGGTGTAGCCTACAAGCTGACTATACCGAAAACTTACGCATGGCTGAGTCTGATGTGGAAGTAGC